GTCGACGGTGCGGTCCGAGGTGTAGGTGTAGCCGTCGTCGGAGACACCACCCAGACGGATCGACGAGCCGGGGCGGGCGTCGTAGGCGTTGGTTGGTAGGACGATGTTCTGCGGGACCCGCCAGATACCACCGGTGACCTTTGGGGTACCGACAAAGGTCTTTGAGACGTCGGTATGCGCCATGATTTCCTCCTATGCTTTGCGCTCCACTAGGGGCACATGTGAAAGGCCCCCAACTCCTGTTGGGGGCCAACCTTGGCTGTTGTTACCTCTAGGGGGTCACCGTGGACTGGATGGTCCAGGTGAGGTTCGCTTGATAGCGCGGAATGCCTGGCCAGTCAGGATCTTCGGAGGGAAATGGGCCTTGCTTCTCGCACGGCTCAGTCACCATCTGCTCACCATCGACGACCATGTCCGGCGCCGACCTGAGCACCGCGGCGCACATCTGGGCTAGTTGTGAGCAGCGGACGTCGTTGTCCTTCGTGTCGTAAACGAATACGACGACCTGGCACCACTGTGTTCGGCGGCTTACTTCCCGGCCAGGGATCGTGTAGCAGCGGATGAACCGGTTCTGCATCGGGGATGGGAGTTTCGTCCCGACCGCGATACCCGTCACTCCATGCTCAGAGAGCCCCTGCAACAGGTACTTCCGCGCCAACCTGTCGGTGTCGGGGAAGACGACGAGTTGAGTCACAGCGCCTTCTGCAGCGCTTGAGTCTTCGCTTCATGCTTTTCTGCACGATCACCCGTCGTCCGCACCCTGTAGCGGGCGCGTTTCTCGTCGGAGCCGTCCTGAACCTCGTAGTACGGCTCCGCGGTAGCGGGTTGGGTAGTGGAAGGAACGGCGTTGGCTTTGACGGCCATCTCGTCTGCGTGTTCCTTCACTAATGCCTTGGCGGCGGCTGAGGTGAGGAGTTCGTTGAATCCCTTGCTATTGAACTTGATTCGTACCGTCATCCAATCCACCTCAGTTCGATGACCCGACGGTTGGGCGAGAACCCGAACGGACCGTGGTCGTAGTCCTTCGGCAACCCGACCACTTCGAAGTCATGGCCATCGACGGTAAACCGATCCCGGTGATCAACGACCACAGCGGAATCCACCACCAAAGTCACCTGAACAGTCACTTGATCCGAGCCAGTCGGTGAACCCAAGGGCTCGGTGGATGCTGTTCCGTGCCACCAAAAGCACGGTGTTGCAACGCCGTCTGCCCATCCAGGGACATCATTCCCGTGAGAATCTTGCTCTACGGCCGGATCGTAAACACCGTGCAGGCAGCTGAACGGCAGCGGGAACATCATGGGCACTCGTAGATCGGCTGTCCGGCAAGGTCGGCGCCGCATGAGCAGACGCCACCGAAGTACAGGGAGCAGATTGGTGAGTGATAGCTGCCGCATGACACGGTGTCCACGGAGTACGCCTTCGACTCCGTGCCGTTCTTGCAGATGTCTTGAAGCTGGGTAATCTCGCTGGGCCACAGGTTGAACCCGCCCCGCTGACGGGTGTCGAACGTAGCTTGGAACGGCCCCGCGATCTGTGCTTGGAAGGCCCCCGATCCGGCCTGCGACCAACGAATTACAGCGCCGATCAGGATCAGTTTCGCTTCAGCCAGTTGATCTTCCGTGGGCGAAGGATCAGTAGTGGCTAGGCAGGGCGCGACCCGTGACGCTCGAGCATTCGCACCATCAACCCACGTGCCGGCCATCGCATTTGATGCGACGTCGTCAGGTAGGTCACTGGCGTCAATGATCTCTGCCACGGGTCACGCCCCCTCCAGTCACTTCTTGGTCGACCGCTTGGGCGGCGCCGCTGGGAGGCTGTAGCCGCCAGCGAGACGCTCGTCCATTTTGGATTCGGCGACCGATACCGTCTGCCCGTTGGGGGCGATCAGGGTGACGGTCTCGACCTTCTTGTCAGTCATGACTTTTCCCTTCCCCTTGGCTTAGGAGCCGTCGTTATCGGTGTCCTTGACCACCGCGAACGCATCCGTGGACAGGATGCCGACGCCGTACACGACCTCGGATCGGATTGCGACCTCGTTCTTGCGCTGCAGATCACCACTGCCGTCGGGGTCGCCGTACTCGATAAGGGTCAGTGGGATATTGACCTGCACACCCCACCGGAACGCGGAGTAGTCGCCGGCAATGGCCTTCACGTGCGGGTTGGTGGTGCGGTAGACACCGGTCGACGCCGTGAGAGCCTCAGGACCACCGCGCACGGTGTCCGACACCGCGGCATTGAGACCGGAGAACGCCGTCGCGGTTGCACCAAAGCCGAGTTCCGGGTACATCTTTCGACCCTGCGTATCGCGCTGGGTTGCCAGCTTGAACGCGAACCCGTTGTCGATTGCGATCCCATCCGGGGACAGGCTGTCATCGAGCACCAACCCGATCGCCGCCTCAATGGCCTGGTCAGGCTTGAGGGTCGTCACCGAGGTCAACTCCACCACGTTGGTGGTATCAAGGATCTTGGCCGGCGAACCGGACAGTGCAGCACCCGTCAGCGGGTTGATGCCGTGAATGCCGATGAGGTCCAGAGCCCGACCGAGGGCAGTGCCGGACAGGTCGCGCATCGTCTCAAGGACTTTCAGCTGACGAGACTCGTCGGCCCACATGACCTCATTGCTGAACCGCTGCGTGACCTGCACCTTGCGGACCAGCGAAGTCACCGGCGCAAACGTCGCAGTCGACTCGCTCTTCTGCACGCTTTCTCCGACCACCTCACCGCGGGGCGGGGCAGTAAGAGTCATGTACTGCTGAACCCCAAACTCCTGGGGCTCGGCGCCGGACAGTCGGGCAAGGACGGACTGTCCCTGCGCCTTCTGCCACACGCCCGGCACCATATGATTGGGCAGGGAGAATGAACTGGTATTCAAAACGGCCATTAGAGTGTTCCTTTCGGGTTAGGAACCCCTGCCGAAGAAGCTACGAGCGAACTCGTGATCGTCCTCTTCGGTGGTCGTTCCAGTCTTGGTCGACGTGCCCTCCTTGGACACGATCGGGTTTTTCTTCTTGCGCTCGGCCTCGGCTTGCGCCTTTTCCGCCGCGTGGTCTGAGAGCCTCTTCGCTTGGGCGGTGAGGGTCTCTTCGTCGGTTCCAGTGAGAAACAAATCGGCATCGGACGGTTGCCCGTCGTCACCGCGTTTGGTGCTGATACCGAAGTCGCCAGCCACCCGCAGCCGCAGCGTGTTCGCCTCGGACTGCGCGTACTTACTTTCCAGTTCAGCTATACGGTCGTCGGCGGTCTTCTTGCCGTCGGCGGCCTTCTTGAGGACGTCGTAGTCGGCGTACTTCTCCGACACCTTGCGGCGCTCCTCGGCACGAGTTGTGCCGATGAGCTTGTTGACCTCTTCTTGAGTGAAGGTCTTGGCGTCGTTTGCGGCGGGCGTATCTCCGCTAGTACTTTCATTGCCGCCCTGGTCATCTGGTGCGTCGACCGCGCCTTCTGCTGCTTCAGACATCTGTTTCTCCTTGAGCCGTCCGTTGACCGCCGGACGTGGGCGTAGACCCGTCGTGCTTACGACGGGAAGATCGGTGGGGGCGTTGCCCCTTACGAGAGGTTGTCTTTGATCCACTTGCGGACTCGAGCTCGGTCCGCATCGGTTTGTGGTCGGTCAGAGGGTTTGTATGGTGCCACTGGCAATGCTCTGCCACCCCAGGCTGGGACTGCTTCGCAAAAGCAGTGGCCATGACAGGCGAAGCGTGCGGAGCGTTCGGTGTAGACCGCGCCTCGGGATGCGACCATGACGCAGAACTTGCACGCGCCAGGGCGGGTGCGGCGCATGTAACCGCGGGCCTGAGGGTCGGCGTTCGCTGATCCGGTTACGGTAAAGTTCGCCGAATTGACGAGACGCTTTTGGAAGCCATCCTCAAGTCGAGACTTCGCCGCAAGTACGTCTGGTTCGGGCAATTTCAACGGTTCTGCAGCCCAACCCGCCAGTGCGTAGGCGCCGATATCGGCAATCGGTTCGACGATCGCCGAGAACCTGCCCACCACCTCTGCGTTGTCGCGAAGTTCGTCATACCAATCGGCCGCTGCTGCGGAGGACGCCTCAGCCCAGGTTTCTAATACGTCTGGAACTACCCCGAATAGGGCTGCTTCCAGGTCATTCGGACTGAGGGACCAGAAGAGGTTCTGCAGATCCGCTAACGCCAACTCCGATAGCGACTCAAGAACGCTACTGAGTTGTGGCGACATTGGTGGGCGCCCGTTGGATCAAGGACTGCAAGGTGGCGCGGCCGCGGATGCGCTGCAGCTCTGGCATCGCGCGCTTAACCTGCTGAGGGGTAAGTCCCAGGAGTTCGAGGCCGACTTCAGTCTCCGCAAGTCCTGGCACCGCTGAGAGTTGCTTCAGTCCGGCGTCGGCCTGAGCGGCGTGGGACTGGTACCGCGGATCACGCCACTGGGCGTCAATCGACTTCCAGTCTTCTGGAACATCATCGATCGCAACCTTGTTCAGCATCGCCAGGGAACGTACGTACGACTTGCGCAGCGCCGGGGTGAAGTCATCGACAGCACCCTCCGCCTCAGCAATCAACTCATACTGCGACGCGTCGTACGACTCGGCCGATGTCGGGTTCGACAACCCCGAAATAGCGACCGCCGTATCAGGTAGCGACGCCTCACGGGCGAACAACTTGGCGAGGCCGTTGATGTCCGACCAGTGCGAATCGGGGCTCGCGGCCGGGAATTGCTTGACGTCCGCGCGACCCAACTGAGGAATGGTGGCGTCTTTGTCGTCCGGGAGGCCCTTGATGCGACCCATTCGGGCCTGCCACACCGTCATACGCGTGCCGTCACCGTTCATCAGCGACGACTCATCCGCACCCAGTAGCCAAAACTCTGGGTACGAAAACACGTCCATGTGCCCTTCGCGGCGGGCAAGTTCACGCGTCCCAGCGTCCTGCAACCCCATCATCGGTTGTGTAATACGCGACCTCCCAAATGGTCGCTTCGGCGTCGGCTTGTACGGGAGCACCTCCGCGGGGACCCCGTACACATGCTCGACCCGGTCGACCTGCCACTTCAGTGACGCCTTGTCGCGCTGCGCCGTAATCGTTTCGTCGTTCAAATACAAAGCAAGGTTGAGAATCTGGCCATCTTTGTCCTTGTCGATCACCGACAGCAGGTTGTCCAAATGGCGCCGACGACGGTTCCACACGCCTGTCGCCTCAGTCGCATCCTTGACGTGAATCAGCGCTTCGGGTTCGCCATCATCGCCCATCGTGTTGATCAGGAATGCGGGGCCGTGCTGCATCGCCGCCACGATCGCCCCGTCGATTTCCGACGCTAAGTGGTTGTCGTCCCAGACGTCATCCCCACCGATATTTGCGAGATCACCATCGGGCCACACGAATCCCTCGAGGTTGCACCGCCGCGCGAGAGCATCTACCGCTTTTCCCGTCCACCCCAAAACCAGTCCCATGTTGAAGTACTGCGGCGGGATCAGCGTCCCCACATAACGAATCGTCCGCTTGTTCTCGTAGTACGAGGTGCGCAGCAGGTTCGCCATGCGCCGGTTGTCGATTTCGGCGAGAAGCGCGTTGATGATGGCGTTTTCGTCGGTGGTGACATCCGGTAGCCGGACCGTCTTCGCTGTCGGAAGGCTTGGCGTGTCCATCTAGACTGCAGCCTCAGCGCGTCCTCGACGTGACACCGCTCGACTGTTCTCAGATGGGCGCCGTGTCGTCATCGCCGCATACACCGCGGCCGACATCGCAACGGCTGGGCCAATGTCGAATGACTCCGACCGAGGCATCATCACCCACCCGCCCGAGCGGTCCTGGCGGCGCGCACCGCGCACGGCGGTGTCGAGGTCCGCCTGCCCACCGTGGGATAACCTGCCCTGCTCAACCATGTTCAGCCACAGCGCGTTACCGGCACCAGATTCGTTCTGTGTGTACGCCGAAGCATTGAAGAAGTTCTTCTTCAGCTTCTCGCCCAATGCTTTCGCGGCACCAGTCGAGTCGTACTTGATGGGCGTCTGTTTCGTGGCGTGGTGGTTCAGAAAGTTCATCGCCTCCACCTCCGATTGTGTTCCCAAAGCGATTTCAACGTGCGCGGACTCTCCTTCGCACCAGCAAGCATCAACCCAGAACCACCCCGACCTGGTCGCGTTGATACCGAACGACGCCACCGCCGGAAGGTCTTCAAGGTCTGCGATGAGGCGTTTCCAGTCGTCCCCGGGGACAACTGCAAGGCTTTCGTTCGTCTTGTCCCAGATGCCGAAGACCTCGCGCAGCACGTCCTCGGGAGACATGTTCTCCACGAGCCGCTCGATCGCCGACTTTCCGACCCGGAACCCGTACGACGGATTGACCTCGGACAAGGCTTCCCAAAATCCCGGGGCATCAATGTCGGCGACGACCGTATCGGGGTTCTGCGGCGACATCTCCGCATAAACACCCTTGAACGGGCGGCGCTTCTTCTCCTCCAGCGCGCGATCCCGGCGGCGCTTGAACGCAGCGTGAACGCCCAGCGCGACTTCCTGCGGACGAGGGGGTGTACCCATGAAGAACGCCAACCCCAGATCGGACACGTTCATCGCCGCGAGCATGTCCGTCAGCGCCGACTCCTTGAGGTTCTGACACTCGTCGTAGACCTGAATATCAACCTCAGAGAACCCACGCCCAAACCCAGCCGACCGGGCGCCAAACAGGATTCGTGAGCCGTTGGCAAAGTGCACACCACGACTGTCATCCGTAGACACCACGGGAAACGACGCGCGCATCTTGGGCCGAATCGCGGGCTTTTCCACGATGCCCGCGATCTTCGTCAGGGTCTCCGATGAAGTCCGGTCATGATGCGACGACCACACCACTAAAGTGCCTGGCCGTGACAAGCAGATCGCAATGAGACCGACCATGATGCCCCACGTCTTTCCGCACTGCCGGCTGATGCTCAGCGTCACGCCCATGACGTCGCACGCGAGCGAACCATCCTCCCGCAACCCCAACGCCGCGTACCAAATGTCTTCCTGCCACTGGTCGAACTCCACACCCATACCGGGTAACTCAGGGGCGATCAGTTCGGTGTAGCGAGTGAAAGCTATGTCATCTGGGATGACGCAGTGCCGGGCAGTATCGACGAGTGGGGCAGGGTTAGCCCGACTTGCGGAAGCGTTCGGCATCGAACGCAACCACCTTGCCGACGGTGGTGCCCTCATCCGTTTTTGGTGCGACCGCCCTAAGCCGTGAAATCTCAGCCTTCGCCCGCTCGAGCTGAGCATTCAACTGTGACCGCAGCTGCGGCAACTCCTCGAAAGCCTCAGCGAGAAGCTGATACCGCAACTCTGCCTCGCCGAGTTCATCCTTGGCGATCATCGCCTCATTCAACGTCTTGTACTTGGCCATCGGCCACTCTCCTAGGGACCGCCGGTTGACCGCCCGGCGTGGGCGTAACGCGCCCAGGAGTGAGCGCAAGATCAGATGAAACGAGGATTCACATACGACGGCCGGATCGACACCAACTGCCGAACACCAGAAGACTTCTCACGGTTGCACTGCCGACAAGTCGACTGGCAGTTATCCAACGCATCGGCTTCGGTCGGCGACCAACCCATCCGTTCCGCTTCATCCGAAGAGACGATGTGGTCGACTTCGAATGAACGAGGGTGCGGTGGGCGCGCGCCATACTCGATCAGTCCGCCAAGCGCCTGACAATCGGCCGTGATCTGCAGAGCACACGGAGCATCCCCGTCACGCCGCCGGACCTCAGCGCGACGTCGAGTGCGGATCGTGGTCGATGAGAAGGGCATCCTTGGGACCCCCTACCTATGGGTGACACACATCTGCCTATGCCCTGAGAGGCGGGCGGTCCCCCCGGGTGGGGGCACTCCCCCCTGGGGTCGGTTCGATGGTCGGCATCTTCGCAGGTCAGGGGTGGTTTCCGGTCGTCCAGCTAACTTCGTCCGGTCGGGCGCGGTCAGGCCGAGGTGGTGAGGTCGCGGACCTGGTCCGGCGTCGTGGCCCGCTGGTAGCGCTGGAAGCGTCGATGGTTGCGCTCTGTGGCCGCCTTGTCGGCGGCGGTGAGGTGGGAGCCTGTCCAGCCTGGGAGGTGCCAGAGGTGGTAGGCGGGGCCTTGGACCCATCGTGTTGGGCCGGCGCACTTGTCGAAGGCGATGTGCATGGATCGGTCGTCCCACCAGCAGCCTTCGAAGGCTTCGTCCCATTGTCCGACGGCTGTCAGTGTGTCTCGGGTGAGGACGTTGATGGCGCCGATGCGGCGGGGTTTGGGCTTGATCACTTCAGCGGTGAAGGTCTCTGGTGGTGCGTCAGCGCGTACTGCAGCGGAGTCTTCGGCGTTGAGTTCGTGGCGTTCGGTGAATGGAACGACCAGCCCTAAGCTTTCGGTGGCCCACCCGATTGCTGTGGTGATCTGGTCGGGGTTGATAAGCATGTCGGATTCGGCGTAGACGAGGACGTCAGCTGTGGTTTTGCGTGCGCCCTCGTTGTAGGCGGCGTGTCGGTTGAACTGCTGGTCACCCGAACGGCCGTCGTCGACGACATGTACGGGGTATCCGAGTCCGTCCCAGTGGTCGAGGATGCAAACGAGGTTGGCGGCGCGTTGTGGGTCGCGTCCGCGGTCACGGAAGGGGATTATGACTGCGGCGTTCATGCGAGGTACTGCCGGCTGATGTCCGCGTAGTTCTTGCGGAGTTCGGTTTGCAGGCTCTCGTCCATCAATCGGTCTTGCGGGCCAAACGAGAAGTGGCCCACGGTCATACCCTCGTGGATCAGGATCTTCAGCATGTTCGCTGCGCCTTCGTCGCCCACGTGGTGCCCGGACATTCGGCCGTCCGCGTTGAGGCGCGGGAACTCTCGGTCCGCGATCATTACGGGTGACTGTTGTCCGATCTGCGCGGAGATCCTGCAACCGGTCTCGTAGGTGTAGGCGAGGCAGTTGATACTCACCCACGTGTCAGCCGGCGTGAGTTTCGCTGGTCGGCCGATTACGTTGCGCCAGTTGTCGAAGAACCACCGGTGGCACAGTTCGGCGTACTGGGCGGACAGGTGCACGTCGAGTAGTGGGATGCCGAGTTGTTCGAAGCCGCGCCAAACTTCGGGGAGCAGCATCGTGGATGCGCCGTTGTTGATGGTGAGTGCGGAGATCACACTGTCCGAGTTGTCCACTGCGGCTTGGACGAACGAGTCGAACGCGTCCGTTTCGATAAACAGGTCATCGTCGTCGCACTTGACGAACACGCAGTCCTTGTATTCAGGGAGTGCGTAGTGGTCCCACACGTTGCGGATGCCGTTCGATTGGCCGTGAATCCTGAACGAGGTTTTCACCTGGACGCGGTCACCATGAAGGGTCCGCAGGTAGCGCGAGTCCTCCTTGGTGCGGCACAGGTCCCACAAGTGGACCTCGACGTCGGGGTGATCATCGAGAATGCGGCGCAGGAACGGCATCTGAATCTCGAGGTTTGGGCGGCGGCCAGCGAACACGAACACTATGGTTCTCACGCTGTTCCTATCCGGATTGCCCACGCTTCGTGTCCGTGGCCGATCACTGACCAGTTGATGTCGTTGGCCGCGGCGTACTCGCGCCATGCCCGCTGCTCATGGTCTTCGCATCCGTCGTAACCGTGCCATTCGTCAAACACCACAATGCATCCCCGGGTCAATGGGGTGTGGTCGAGGACGGTCTTTGTGGACGAGTACAAGTCGCAGTCGATGTGCACCAACCCCGCGACGGGGAAGGAGAAACCAGGGAGAGTGTCTTCGAACCAGCCGTCTATCAGGTCGACATTCTCAATCTCGGGCGGCATATGCGCGAAGCTCCCAGCCGGGAATTCTGGTCGCCAGGACTCGGGTAGGCCAAGCCAGGAATCGAACCCGATGACCGGCATGTGTTCGGCGAGGATGCGGGTGGACTGGCCGCTCCCAACACCAAACTCCAGGGCTACACCTTGCGGGCTAAGGGTCAAGGTGTGGCGGAGGAGTGCGTAGTGCTCGTCAGTCTCAACCAGTGGGCCGAGGCTGTAATCCGTCAAAGTCAAAGTCTGTCGCCTGACCTCGTCTACACTCCCCCGCGTATGAGGGGAATACTCGCAGCACTCGTAGCTTTAACCCTGGCCGTCATGATGGCATCGCCTGTCCACGCAGATCCATCACCGACACCTGACCCGAACGCGCCGAAGTGCTTGACGATGGGCCAGAACCCTTGGCCTCATCCGCAGTATCTGCCGTGCGGTTGGGATTGGGATGGCGTGAACTGGATTCCACCTCAGCCGTGAGATGGATTGTGTTGGCGTGTGCGCTGATGTTGGCGGGCTGCACTAATACCGCCGCGACGACTTCTACGACGACGAGTCGGGTAGCCACGACAGCAGTACCAAGCACTGCCTCGGCTCCCACGCGTCTTGACCGACTCGACACGGCATACCTTGATGGCGAAGCCGCAGATAGGGCCTACTGGCAGCGCATCGTCGACCGACTCGGCGAGCAGGACGATGTAGTTCTCGACACTAGCGGCGATATAAGCATCGGCATCGTGCACGAAGGTGATCGGGTGACGCTCTACCGAGATGACTTGGCTTCGATCGCGTACAACAGTTGCCTCGGTGTGGCGAAGGGCGATGGTGCTGCCGCTACGGTCGGTTGGATCAAGGATGCGTTCGGGTTGCAGCGTCGTTGGGAAGCTGGAGGGATTCGGCTAGCTGCGATCGAAGCGAAGTGCCCCACGCTGGCCTAGTTGCGCAGCAACCCGAGCTAACTGTTGATCGGCACGGATTACAGGTGGTTACGACGGCGATAGGCTAGGTAGCAAACCCATTGCGTGTGCCGCGGGTATCGCTGGCAAGACGTACGCCAAGACGATGAGAACGACACCCAACGCCAACGACACCCACCCCAATGTTCCGATAGGTGCAGGTACCGGGGCTACGGCAGCCACGATGACCACCACCACGCCTACGACGAGCAGGATCAACCCAAGGCTCAGCATGGGTTACGCCTCAGGCGCGGGGTCCGGGTTGAGGTCGTCGAGGGCCTGAGCAGCAGCCTTCAACGCGGTGAAGTCGGGGGTTTCGCCGGCCGCTACCTGAGCCTCCAAAGCGGCGACCTCGGCCACGACCTCGGCGGTTCCCTTGTTGATCTGCGCGGTGATTGCGTCTACTGCATCCTGAACTTCACTCACGATTGCTCCTTGTAGATGGTGGGTTTGACGGTCAAGATGTTCGGTGATGTGGTCTTCAGCAGCGTGGATGCGGTGATACACCAGCACCAACAGCAGCAAGGACAAGGCGGGGATGACCCACTGCATGGCTCACTCCCCTAGCTGGCGGACGTCTTCGATGGTCAGGCGGTAGAACTCGAGCGCAACTATCAGTTCGGCTTCCGAGGCACGCCACTTCAGCGTCGTTGTAGCTCATGCCCATACCTCTTCGGATGCCTGTGCTGAGTACTCATCGAGAAGGACGTCACACTCTGCGAGCCACGTGCATATATCGGCGAAGTTGCCGTCACGCCTGGCGGCGCGTAGTCGGTCACTGGCGCTCGCGAGTCGCCGTCCAAGTTCTAGAGTGGGCATCTCAACACCCCGATTCCCGGAGATGAGAAAACGCCCCGAACCAGAAGGTGTGGGGCGCTTGGGTGCGGGCACACTTATGCCTCGCACCCGTGAGCCTACATTGATTTGCCGTTGAGGCAATAGACGTTGGCAGGCGTGTCGGATGCGTGTGCTACGCCGAATAAGGCGGTCTTACGTCAAGTCACCAGTCGTCATCTTGAAACGACCAGTGTTCGCATGGCTTGCGGTCTGGCCCGCCTTCACGGGACGGGTACCGCGACTCCCGCAACACCGGGGTCTCGGGCGTCGTGTCCGAGTACAGGCCCCACGTGATGTCCATCTGCGGATCGCCATGAAACTCGCCAGACATGTCGGTGCACGACGAGAGTGGGCGCAGCTTCTCCGGCCTCTCCGCATGGAAGATGGCGTCGCGCTCCTCGCATGTGATCTTCAACCAACTCACTGCATTCTCCTTTCACCGATAACGTTGCGTCGTGACCTAGCTTTGGCGTTCATTGCGGTGCTCCCTCAGTTCGCAGATCACGAAGTCATCGCCGGGACCGGCCCGCTTCATCCGGGACTCCAGGACGTTCTGCGCCTGCTCCAGCCGCTCGAAGATCAACGTCACCCGCACGTACTCGAACCCGGCCTTGAATTCGGGATCGTAGACGCGGGAGAACACTGCGTAGCCGACCGGAGGATTCTGCGGTGGTGCGATGGCCTTGATGGCGCGCACCATCCGCGTGACCGGGTTGTCCCGCTCATCCCAAACGCCCTCCCGCAGAGCAGTAGGTATCCAGTTGCGGGCGAAGTCATGGAATTCGTGGATGGCCGAGAGTGTCGCAGTGGTCGACACAGGCGCGGGTGCGTACCTCATTCGCCGACGTTCTCCGGAAGCGACCCCAACAACCTGCCCAAAAACAGTAGCTTCCCGTGTGGCCAGTGGGCGCGGCATTTCAGGCACAGCACCCCAGTTTCGGTGGATACGGAGAGGGCGGGTTGGCGGATCATCTCCCCACCAGAATCCCTGCGGTACACGGTCTTCGTCAGGCAGGAGGGGCATGGATATGGCAGCGACCACTTCGGTTTCGGGTTGAGCAGTTCGTCTATCTGCAACGCCCACGCCTGCACGGCAGTGGTGATTTGTTCGATGGAGCGGCAATCCTGCGGCCTCCACGACCTACCCACGATGCAGTTGAGTCGGCCGACGGTCGGTGGAACACCTTCGAACGCTGGCTGCCACGCTTCCACGGTTTGGTCGATCTCGTTCTTCAAATCCATCGAGTCCACCCAGAACGGCGGCCTAGATTTCGACCCGCCGCCGGCACCGCCACCGTTGGTCGCCTCACCGGACACTGCGTCCTGAAGTTGCAGATAGCGGGATGGGGCATAGACACGGCGATTCTGCACCTGCTCCGTCAACTGGTCACACAACCCCGCTACCGCATCCTCCAAAGCAGCTAGGGCAGGACGCAACGCTCCGTCCTCGTCGATCGGTAATGCGCTCACAGTGCCCACTTTCTGTCAGTGCCGTACTGGCCCTCATATGGATCGACTCGGTGGTCAACGGACAACGTGCCGAGATCAGACCCGTTGTCCGGGTGGAAGCACATGCATCCATCGGTGTGCCAGTTCAGGCAGCAGTCCGAGTAGTTCAGGTGCCACGCAGCTGGACATCCGCAAATACACGGCGGCATCAGCGGCATCCGTCGCAGTGGTTGGCAGTAGCGATGACGGATGGCCCGTTCTCCCCCAACACATAAATGGGGACTTCACTACGGCTAGGGAGTAGGCAAGTGGGACACCACAACCCGGTCTTCGGGGTTCCTGGGGTGAGTTGTACGCGGAGGTGGCCCTGGTCGTCTCTATCGATGGGCTGGCCGAAGTAGCTCATGGCGTCACCTGGCCGTAAGGACGGCGATTACAGCGGTCGAAGTAGTCGCCCCACTCCTCGTCGTCGCGCTTATGGTCCTCTTCGGTGGAGTGGTCGAAGGCGTTGAACTGCTCAACGGCCTTGGTGAAGGACTCCATGAAGTTGATGCCGCACGCCACACCCGAGACGGTGCCGTGAAGGCAGACGATGTTGCAGACCATCCACTGGTCCCAGTGGAACTCGACGTGCGGCAGACACGGCAGGTCCCAGCACCCGGCCTCGTAGGGACCTTCCCCATCGTCGTCGTCGATCATCTGATGGAACAGGTCGATGAACGGGTCCTGTGGGCACTGGTGGTCTCTCATGCTGCGTCACCGCCGCCAACCAACCTCGCGACGCAAGGGACGTGAGATTCCTTGCCGGTGATGCTGTTGCGGCAGCGTTCATCGGCTTTCACACCGCAGGAAGGGCACGGTTCGTAGATGGCCCCACCGACGTCCCAAGCATCCGTTTGGTCCTGCTCAGGAAGGCCTCCGCCGAGGTCATCGAATACGCCGTCGTGGTTCATGCGATCCACCGGGGGTTGTGGTTACACGGGTCGGTGGTGCAGTACTTGTCGTGACTGCTACGCCTGGCTGTTCTCGCGGTGGAGCGCATCAGGGTGGCCAACAGGTCACGCGGCAATGGCTCGGGGTTCAGTCGTGGCGCTTGGATCTTGGACCTGAGCTTGTGGCCGTCGAGATTGGGCAGCCCACGCCCTGGCCACTTGTCGCGGACCAACGTCAGTAGCCCCCAGCCCTCCGGTAGCTCACCCGGTTTGACGATCTTCGCGTCAGGTACCACCAGCCACCAGTAGTCCATGTACTGCTTGAACGCCTCGGCCTTGTCGGGTTGCTTGAGTTCATGAAGCCAGTCGGATCGGCTGACCTTGACCTCATGGCCATGCAGCGCGAGACCGCTTCCCGGCCAGCAGTCGATGGCGATGAAGTCGGCGCACCGACCGGCGAAGAATCCAGCAGCGTTCTTGACATGCTCGGCGTAGGCGTACCTCGGTCCGTTGCCTGCGTTGAGTTGGCCGTAACGGTTGTGCAGATGGTCCAGCATCCGTCGCTCCGTGAACTTGATGCCATGTTCGGGCGGCTCAAAGTCGAACAAGTCGCTCATGTGGTTCTCCTGCGTGCTTCCCTACGACGCCTAGAAACCAACCGGCACTCATCAGAGCAGTCCACCTGGTGCAGTACCGGGGTGAATGCCATACGGCAGGTGCGGCATCGGATGGTGAGTCCTTGGTCTCGACGGCGTTGATTGCGCATCTTCGCCCGAGACCGGGGCGACTCACCGCCAAGAGTGGAAGCTGCCCACGGATCTGCGGTCACCTACTCGCCGCGTTCCTCGAGGCCAATCACGGCCTTGTCGAACAAATCCAGCATGTCCTGCTTCGACGTGGCTTGGGAGTCGTTGATGTGCTGCACCTGCGACACCCCGTGGACTTCCAAAGCCTTGGCGTTGATGGCCGCTTGGGCCCGGGCTGCTTCCTCGATCGCCATGGTGTTCATCGCGACCCGCTCAATCGCGCCGATGGCACACACCTGGCCGACCGAGTTTTGGTACGACCCCTTCGTCCAGCCCTTGAACAACTCATCCCGTGCCTGCGCCAGGAACTCTGAAACCTTCACTTGTCGAATCCTTTCCAGTTGTGTTTCTTGTTGAACTCCTCCACCAGAGTGGAGACGTCACGCCCGGGAGATGCCGGGAGAGGAATTGTTTCGCGCCAATCGGTGGGGTGCACCTTGCGGACTAGTTCGCGGTGGGACAGCTTGTGGAGCCGCTGGCGTTCTATCGGCCAGTGCTCGGGACCGAACTGGACATCAAGTTCAAGGTCGGGAGGGCACGACGGGGTGAGGGGTTGGTATGCCTCGTCGTAGAGCGTGACCCACGGCTTTTGTTGGAAACCCCACGAACCACCGCCACCACCGCCGCCCACGATGGCCGTCCAGGCCATGTCGGTCGTCCACGTGATGGTGGCCGTGATCAGTTCATTCAGCCAAGGAGCACCTGGCTCCACGCCAAGGAAGGTTCCTGTCAGGCCAGTGATGCCGCCATAGCTCGAACCCCAAGCCTCTACCGGCCGGTTGTGTCCATAGACGTCGGACCCGACACACTCGACCGGCGACTCATCCTCAGCCGCTTTATACGTCGGGTCGAACCGGTGGTTGCGGACCATGTCCGCTACCCGCTTCGTCAACGGGGCGGTGTGCCAATCACGGCTGCAGTGGGGGCACTTCGGCGGCGCGGGTTCGGGGACAGTCTCCCAAGCAGCTTCGGGGATGGTCCCGACGTTCGACCACTCGAATCCCCCGTAGGTGTACGGCTTGCTCTTCATGGCAGCGAGGTCGCTCAGCGTGTACGTGTCAGTCAATGGACTGCTCCTCGCTGGGGAATGCTTCCTCGATGAGGCGGATGCCTTCCGCGAACTCGCGGCACTGGTCCGCCGACTCCCGCAGCGTCAGATGCAGCCGGTCAACTGCTGCTTGGGCTTGCCGTGCCATCCACTCATCCATCTCCCGAAGCCGTTCCGGGGTGTTCGGTGGCGTCGTAAACCGGAATGGCTCAGTCATTGCTGGGCTCCTCGCTGGTAGAGGGAACCGCCGAGACCATGACGAGATCCACGACGCGATGAAGGCCGATGAACCGATCAGGCCGCATCCACTGCACATGCACCCAACCCGGCTCGTCGTCATCGTCGATGACGATTCCGCGGTAACGGCGGTCGTTGTGAAACTCCACAAGCTTTCCGTCGATGCCGCTCATTGGTCGCTCCCCGAGGTCCGGCCGGGATTTGCGCGTTCCATCAACGCCAACCGGTCCAATGCCAGCCGCTCAGCTTCGTAGTCGCCTCTGGCGTGCGCCGCGATAGCCACCATGCGGATGTCGTGCTCGTCGTTCCCGAACTCGTCAGTTGCGCTCATCGCTCGTCGCTCCCCGAGGTCCCAACCGCCGACTGCGCCTGATCCAACGTGATTGACGACTTCAAGTGGTTCGGAAGGTGCGCCGGATCAGACCAGCACTGACCGCAGATCGTGATTCCACGTCCGGGATGCCCTGGGTCGCTGTTTCGACCCATGTAGGCACCACACGCATCACATTCGAGGACGTAGTAGCGGTAAGTGGTCACCCTTCGCTCCCCGAGGTCCACGAAGACACCCAACGGCGGTCGTAGCGGATATCCGAGTGGTGGGTGACCTCACCGGTTTTGGAGTCGACGGTCATACCGGCTGAACTCATCGCGTTCGTCCGGGTTTCCTCGCGTAGTTCAAGAGCCCGGAACCGATTGGCATCAGCTATCAGATTCGCCAACTCGACCAACTCACCCGCCGAGTAGGACTGCGCGCCTACGACCTCCAACCGCTCCAGAAGATCACGGGCCTGCTGCTCCGCCGTGGCTTGTGCTACTGCTTCAACCGGATTCACCAAGCACCCCCAACAAGACGATGAACCTCAGCCAAAACCCGCTCCGCATCGCTTTCGATGAGGTCTATGGGCCTCTGCATGTCCAGGTTGCGGTTGCGGGACGTCAACCAGATCTGGACGCCTTCGGGGAGGTACACCTCATCGAGGAGCGCCGTGGCTGCTTCAAGGGGAGAGCCGCTCACGACGCACCGCCCAGACGGTCGATTTCAGCGTGAGCATCAGCAAGCAACACCTGCTGATTGCCCTGCCCAACCTTCAGCGCAGCGGTCAACCCTTGGAGCCGTTCAACCTCGGCGGCTTGCGATTCCAATCCCTCCACCAACTCGCGGTACGTCCTGCCATGCCACGGACAGAACTCATCAGGCCCGTCTGTCGTCTCCGGGTTGCAGTCACAGATGCAGCCGCCATCGCGCTCACGCTTCATCGCATTCATGCGCTCAACCCAAGGGCCACCCGCCCGCAGCCGCTCGACTTCGGCCACAAGCTCAGGGACAAGAGTCGCGATGTCGTCGATTGCGAGGGCTAGCCGCAGCGCGAGCGTGTCGTCGCTGTTGGCGCATTCCTGCCGCAGCTTCTCCAAGGCTGCTTTTGCACGTGCCACCACATCGGTGCTGAGTTCGCCGCTCACGCTTCTCCCCCACTACCCGCACTACCCACAACACCCGGGGTGGAAAGTTCCTCCACGGTGCAACCAGCGGCCCTAGCAGCCCCATACAGGAACGTCACGCGGTCGCGGTAGGAGAACAACTCTGGGAGGATGGATTCGCGCCACCACGCGTCGTTGGCGCGTTCACGCTCCCTCGCGTCAGCAGCCATGATTTCCGCTATCCGTTGCCGCTCCTGCGCCTGCCGATACGACTTCGCTTTGAGCACCACATGCCCGGACACTTCGAGGATCTGCTTGGCGATCGCAATCTCCAGCTCGCTGGGAATGCGTCCATCGCACGGTGGCCCGCTCATTGGTTTCCCCTACTGCCGTAACCCGCCATCAGCGACCCTCCTCAAAACGTTTAACAAGCTCCAACTGAGACTCCCTAGTCCAGGAAAAGACACCACCACCTGGGAAATGCAGGGTGTGTTTCCCTTCGTGGTTGGTGTCGAGCTCGCACCGACCACCGCCCAGGGGTGTAGCGGTGCACTGGTTCTCCGGTTGGAACTCATGGTCGGCGCTCACCAGAAGTTCTCCACGACACCGACAAGCTCATAGACACCGTCGGCGCCGAGCTCTAGCCCGCAGATCGCCGGCCCGGTGCTCCCCTGCTGCGCGTAGTAGATCAACTCGCCAGCACTGACGGTGTACTCGCCGCCCTTCCATCCGGTGATTGCCTTCCCGACCTCGGAGCGGTAAGCGTTCGCGAGAGTGCTTGCCGGGAACAGGGAGTCGCAGGGCGTGGTGGCGTTGCGCTCGTAGTAGCCACGATACGAATCCACCTCACCGTCCAGGCCGCGCACTGGTGCTTCGCCGATTTCCTTGAGCTTGGTGATCAACTCGCCCAAACTCATTGCTTCGTAGACCTTCACGATGACTCCCCTGATTCGTTGACTGACTTGAGCTTTGACAGCGCGCGGCGGCACTCACGAATGCCGCGCTCTGCGATCTTGATGCGGTTCACGTGGTCGCAGACCAAGCCGTTGGGTCGGTAGCCGCTGATATCGCAGAGCTTGCAGTTCGCGACTTGCATCGCCCTGCGCTGGAAGTTCGCTTCGCGTTCGTCGTACTCGGCTTCGGTGAGATATCCGAACCTGGTCTGTGACTTCGGCTCACTGGGCGGGAACAACTCCTCGAATACCATCAGCCGACCTTCCCAAGATGTATGCGGCATTTCCGTTCGGAGACGACGCCATCGACGAACAGCCAGCCGTACTCGTCGCAGTGGGTGCAGTCGCGCAGAGCCTTTGCCGCGGCATCGTTCGCTCGGCGCTTGCGAGCGAGTTCGTCTTCTTCCCATGCCTTGTGCGTGCGGCTCGCGTCAGCGCAGCCGCCGCAGTTCGGTACCCATCCGGTGAAGTTGATGTGGAGGGGGCATTTTGAGGGGGGCTCAG